TGCTTCTGTTTTTTCCAGGATATTTAGAACACGAATTTTCTGTGGATTATGGCAAAGCTCCGTTTAGATTTATTCATTTTAATATATCAGCCGTATTAAAGGAGCACGCTAAAGATGTTTAAAAAGAAAAAGTATACAGTTATCCGTCAAGCAATATCAAAAGACCTAGCAGCTTTTGTTGCAAATTATTTTAATATGCAAAAACAAGTTTATGATACTTGTAGAGCTCAAAGATATATTTCACCTTTTGAAAATATTATTGGACAATATGAAGAACCAAATGGTCAAATACCAAACACATATTCTCAATATTCTAATATAGCTATGGAAACTTTATTATTAAAATGCCAACCAGCTATGGAAAAAGCAACAGGTCTTAAACTTTATCCAGCTTATACTTATGCAAGAATTTATAAAAAAGGTGATATTTTAAAAAGACATAAAGATAGATTTAGTTGTGAGATATCTACTACTATGAATTTGAGTGGGGATGATTGGCCTTTATATTTAAGTCCTAATGAAAATGTCGGAATTCCAGACGGTAAAAAAATAACTACTGCTAGCCAAGCAAAAGGTATTAAAGTAGATTTAAAACCAGGAGATATGCTGGTTTATTCTGGATGTGAGTTAGAGCATTGGAGAGAAAAATTCAAAGGTAAAGAATGTATACAAGTATTTCTTCACTATAATAATAGAAAAACTCCGGGAGCTAAAGACAATATGTTCGATAAGCGCCCTCATTTAGGTCTTCCATCTTGGTTTAAACGATGATATAATTCTTAAATGGGGACAGTAGATCCACCACATACCCTACTGTCTCCTTTTAAGGATTATATATGTTATTAGGACAAGACGCATTTTCAGCACAACCATTTTCAAGTTCTCCATTTTTGGGGAATTGTGTAGTTAGTCCGGTTGGCATACCTTTAACTTTAACGATTGGACCTGTAGGAATATCTACAACTGTAGTTAATGTTGTAGTTGCCCCTGATCCTTTAGTGTTAAATACAGCTCAAATAGGTACATTCACTATTGAAGGTACAGCAGTCGTTCCAGATACAAATCTTAAAGTACCATTAACTTTAGGCACAATGGATGCCACAGCTGCTGCTTCAGGTAGCGCTGTTATTGATCCAACAGGCCTTGAAAACCGATTGACCTTGCGTACGGCTAGTGGTATAGTAGTTACTGGTAACGCAGTAGTAAATGTTACAGGAGTTCCATTAACATTACGAACAAATGAAACTGGAATTATAACGTGGAATGAAATTATACCAGGAGCAACAATGGTTTGGACACCAATAGTACCGTACTAATATGGCATCATCATACTCAACAGATTTATCATTAGAACTCGTAGCAACCGGTGAAAAAGCTGGTCTATGGGGAACTATTCAAAATACTAATTTACAAGTTTTAGAAGCAGCAACTGCTTTTTTAGAAGTACCCATTATATCTACAACTCAAACATTAAGTTTAGCGGACGGATCGTCGACCGCGGATGGTAAACATCTATATTTAAAATTAACAGGAACTTTAACTGGTAACACTACTTTAACTATGCCTGCTTCTACAACTGGTGGAACAGCAACTAGAGTTTATATGATTGAAGATGCTACTACAAGAGGTGCTGCTACTGATCTTTTTACTTTATCAGTTTTAACTACAGGCGCTGCATCAAGTGTTCCAGTTCCTCAAAAAGCTAATATGTTATTGGTGTCTAATGGAGCTACTCCTTTAACTACTATAGGTGGAATTTTAAAATCAGGATATGTTAGTATTGATTCAGCTACGGTAACTGCTTATACAGCAGTGGCCGGAGATCAAGTTTTTGTAGATACTCAAAACAACATTGTAACCATTACAATGCCGGCAGCGGCAGCGGCAGGAGATGAAATAACTATTATGGATGCTTCAGCTGCAAATGGATTTGCAACAAACAAATGTGCTGTTAATTTTAATGGTTTAAAATATCAAAATTTAACTGCTAACTTAGATTTACAAACAAACAATCAATCTGTTACTTTTATATATACTAATATTGCAGGTAAAGGTTGGATTCAAAAATCAAATAATACATAGGAGCTAATTAATGGCTCTTCAACAAATTAAATTTGCACCGGGAGTTGACAAACAAGACACACGAGTTGGTGCAGTAGGTCGATGGGTTGATTCCGATAATGTTAGATTTAGATATGGTCTTCCTGAAAAAGTAGGAGGATGGCAATCTTTATTACCAGATACGATTGTAGGTGTAGCAAGAAAACAACATGCGTTAGTTGATACATCTGGAAACAGATATGTAATTCTTGGTACAGACAAATTTTTAATCTGTTATTTTGAAGGAGGTCTTCATGACATTACTCCTTTTGATACAGATGCAAATGGAGCGGTGATTGCATTAGCTTCAACCGTTACTTCTAATACAGCAAATACTTCTATTACAATTGATACAGGTGCAACCCTTCATGGTTTTAAAGAAGGAGACATTATATATTTTTCAGCATTTACTCGACCGACGGGATCGAATTTAAATAATTCTGATTTCTTAGATAAACCTTATCAAATAATTACAGTTCCAAACAATACTACTTTTACTATTACATCACCAACTCAAGAATCAGGAGCAGGTCCATACAATAATGGAACGTGTACTGTTAAACCTTATTCAAGAGTGGGTCCAGCTGCTCAAACATATGGGTATGGATTTGGTGTAGGACAATTTGGTGGAACAGTTCAAGGTTCTGCGACAAGTACTTTAAACTCCGGTATTGTAGCGGGGGATGCAACTATTCCTTTAGCTGATTCACAAAACTTTTCAACAAGTGGTAAAGCTTTAATTGGTAATTTTTCAAGTGGTGATTATGCAGCTACTTCTGAATTAATTAGTTATACAGGAAACACAGACGCAGCTCCGGGTAATTTAACCACGGCGAGTAGATCACAATCAGGAACAACAGCTCCAGGATCAACAGCTTTAGGAACGACTGTTACTCAATCAACAGACTGGACAGGCTGGGGTGATCCAGTAGTAGCTACTACTACAACTCTAGAACCAGGCCTTTGGTCATTAAGTAGTTTTGGTGAAGTCTTAGTTGCAACTATTGCTAATGGAAAAACATTTACATGGAATGCTGGTATTACTGCACGATTAACAACAAGAGCAGCACAACTTACAACTAGTTTTGAAACAACTAACAATCCTGACAAAAGTAGATTAACTTTAGTTTCTCCTACAACAAGACACTTAATTCATTTTGGCACTGAAGGGACTATTGGTACACCTACTTCTCAAGAAGATTTGTTAATTAGATTTTCTGAACAAGAGAATATAAATATTTATACAATTGAAGCTACTAACACAGCTGGTTCTCAAAGACTTCAAGATGGAACTAAAATTATGGGAGCTATTTCTGCTAAAGAAAATATTCTAGTATGGACTGATAATGCTTTATACACCATGAAATTTGTAGGTGCTCCATTTACATTTGGATTTGAACAAGTAGGAACTAACTGTGGATTGATTGGACAGAACGCCGCTATTGAAATTGATGGTGTTGCTTATTGGATGTCTAACAATGGTTTCTTTTCTTTTGATGGTACAGTTAATACTTTACCATGTTCAGTTGAAGATTATGTTTATGATGATGCTGATACAACTAAAGGTCAACAAGTATGTGCAGGGATTAATAATCTATTTACGGAAGTTACATGGTGGTACCCAACAGCCGGATCAGATTTTAATAATAGATATGTAGTTTATAATTATGGTCTAACAAATGAACAAGTTCCTATGGGTAATTGGTATACAGGAACTAATACTAATTCAATTAGAACAACTTGGATTGATTCATTAGTTTATCCTAAACCTTATGCAACTGCTTTTGATAGTAGTGGTACAGGTACATTCCCAGTTATTGGTGGGGAAACTGGATTAGGTAAAACCGTATTTTTTGAACATGAAATAGGAACGGATCAAGTTAATCCCGATGGATCTACTACAGCTTTAACTTCTTTTGTAGAATCTTTTGATTTTGCATTACAAACTGATCAAGGTATTGGAGAATACTTTTTATCTATGGGTAGATTTTTACCTAACTTTAAAAACTTAATAGGAAATGCAGTAGTCAATGTATCGGTTACTCCTTTTCCAGCTCAAGCTAATACCGCTGCTTCTTATAGTCCTTTTACAGTTGACACTTCTACTACATTTGTTAGTACTAGAGCACGAGGAAGGTATGCAGCTATCAAAATAGAAAATACAGGATCGGGACAAAGTTGGAGGTTTGGAACTTTTCAAGCTGATCTTAAACCAGATGGTAGAAGGTAATGACAAAGATAGCAGTAAGATTACCCGAACCAAAAAAAGAATACACAGAAGATAACCAAAGACAAATTAATAGATCGTTTTCTTCTATAGTAGAACAACTTAACTCTACATTTTTAACTCAGTTAAAAGAAGATGCAGAGAGATACACATGGTTTGGACTAGGATAATATGGCTAATATATATTTAAACGCAAAAAAAGATTTAACAACTAACACAGTTACTACTTTATATAGTGTGCCTTCTAACTCAAGAGCTATTGTAAAGTCTCTTTTAGTATCAGAAGATACTAATACAGCTACTACTATTACTGTAGATTTATTTGATGCAGATCCCTCAACAGGTAACAAGTTTAACTTATTTAAAACCCAAGCGGTATCGGGTAACGAA